CATTTGTCCCCGTAACTGTAGGATCGTTCGCAGATTTCGAATCTAGATTTGGAACACTACACCCAGATAGATTTGGTCCGTATGCTGTAAGAGAATTTTTAAAGCATCGAACATCATTGACTTATATGAGAGTCCTAGGCGCCGGCGCCAATGAGTCTATCGCAGACATTGGAAATACAGAACAATATGGCTACGTGAAAAATGCAGGATTCAGAATCTCAGGATCAGAAGTAACTGCCAACAATTCTTCTAAGGGTGATGTTTTCTTTTTAACAGCTGAGCATGAACCTGTCACACATGAAGCAGCTGCATATTCAGTCTTTACAGACAATCAAAGTACTGGAGACGCCGATGTTCAACTCGTTCGAGGCGTGATTTTTACGACAACAGATGCAACAATCCAATTACTTGATCATGATCAACAGTACACGACAACAGATGCCAAAGTAGCTGGAGCTGAAGTAGGTAAAATCGGAAGTCAGCTTTCTGAGACCAAATATTTTAAAATGGTGGTAAGTGCTTCTGGAGCATCATTTTCTAACGACGATGGAAATCCAGGGATTAGAATTCTCACAGCTTCACTTGATCCAAAAGACGGTCATTACATCAGCAGAGTTTTGAACACAGATCCTCTTAAGTTTCAGGAAACAAAACATTTGCTTTATCTTGACTATGCAGTCGAACATGAACTTGCTCCTATTAAAGCGTCCGCCGGCGTTGATACAGTTGGATTAGCATCGGGTTCTTTGTCAACCTTAGCCAGTGGATTTAACGCTCAGCACGTTTACGGAAGATATGATACGAGATACACAACACCGAAAACTTCTAATTTCATATCACAGCCTTACGGAAAGAAGGAATACGATCTCTTTCACTTCGAGACCATTACAGACGGAGCGTATGCTAACGATAAATTTAAGATATCGATAGCGAATTTGAGAGCGTCTACAGATCCAAACAATCCATTTGGAACTTTTGAAGTCCAGCTTCGAGCTTTTGATGACAAGGATACATCCACACAGATAATTGAGAGGTATTCTGAATGTGACCTCAATCCAAGAAGCGAAAGATATGTCGCCAAAGTTATTGGTGACAAAAAAGTAAGATACGATTTTGATCAAGAAGATCCTGCTGAACGTCGTCTTGTTATTTCAGGAAAATATCCGAACATCTCTTCAAGAATAAGAATTCAGATGAATTCACAAGTTGAAAGTGGTGAGGTTCCTAGAGACGCACTTCCTTTTGGATTTAAGGGGATTCCTGTCATAAAGACAACAGATTCACTCACAGATTCACTCACAGCTCTTACCGGTACATACGGAAAGCCGATAGGAAACGCCGGGACGGATCGTCTGCACACCTCCGCAGGAGCGGCGGATCTCGCTAACGCAATTGTACCTCCTCTTCCACACAGATTTAAAGTCACTCGAGGTGAAGGAAATGCCTCAGCGACTTGGCCAGGGCAACCCGGCACAAATGAGAGAGTGGACGGAAGATTCTACTGGGGTGTTAACGTTCATAGAATACCCACATCTGATGCTGTTACCAACCCAGTGTTAAATTCCAACGTGGGTAACACAGTAAATGAACTGGTAAGATCTTACACGAAATTTCAAGGAATCGAAAAGCTTGACAGCTTAGTGACAGGATCGGGTGCAGATGAGTTCAATTCTAATAAGTTTACACTTGCAAGAGTAGCTTTTTACAATGCAACTTCGAACAACACGCTCAGCGATTTGGACACAGCATTCACAGGTTCTTCGAGCGAACACATGCTTGAAGCTGCTTACATCCGAAACGGAGCGCCTGATAGAAATACATACACAGTTTCGGATGGCACAGTTAGCAACAGATTTACGCTAGCTTCTTTGATTCACAAGAATGCAGTCCTGTTCAATAGATTCACAACATACGCTAAGTTTACTAATGTTTTCCACGGGGGCTTCGATGGTCTTAACATCCTTGACAAGGACCTCTATCTTCTCCGTGACAGAGCATTTTCTTCGGATACAGGAGGTCTATCTCAGGAATCAACAGGACCGACTGGGATGCCTTTAGTGGGAAATAAAAATCAAGGTGGTTTCGGAAGAAAGAGCAATTCTAATGCCACTCTTCGAAGTGCTGTTGATATCATGACTGATCCAATGTCCTCAAATATCAACATACTTGCAATCCCAGGTGTTAGAGAGACTTTCGTAACAGACCATGCACTGGAAAAAGTCAGAGATTATTCAAAAGCCATTTATCTCTTAGATTCATTGAAGTACGACGAAGCCGGAAATAGACTTTACGATGACAGTACAGCGAAGGTTGATGTTAGAGAAACTTCTGAACAGTTTGAAAGTAGAGCAATTGACAATAATTACGGTGCAACGTACTTCCCGGATGTACACATAGAAGATCCAGTTAACAACAGAGTTGTTAAAGTTCCGTCGTCTGTGGCAGCTATGGGAACTCTTGCTTTCAACGATAAAGTATCATTTCCTTGGTATGCACCGGCAGGTTTCAACAGAGGAGGAATGGACTTTGTCTCTAATGTTGAGTCTAGATTGACGTCTGCAGACAGAGACACTTTGTATGACGCAAGAATCAATCCGATAGCCGTTTTCCCGAACAATGGTTTCGTGATTTTCGGCCAGAAGACGCTCCAGTTTGCAAAATCTGCTCTAGATAGAGTGAACGTAAGACGTCTCATGTTGGAGATCAAGCGTCAGGTGTCAAGTGCGGCTGATAGATTCTTGTTTGAGCCTAATAACGCAGCAACTCGCTCAAGATTTGTGAATCAAGTAACACCTCTTCTTGCGTTAATTCAGTTACAGGCAGGAATAGAGCAATTTAAAGTTATTTGCGATAGCACGAATAACACAGCACAAGATGCAGAACAAAATAGAATGAATGGTAGAATCGTTGTTGTTCCAACGAGAGCGGTAGAATTTATTTCAATCGACTTTGTCATAACAAACAGCGGCGTAACCTTCGAGTAAAGAATAAGTAAGAATATGAAGCAATTCCAGGAGAAAGCTCAATGACACAACTAACATTCAAGAGTCCGGGCGTAAGCACTAGGGAAATAGACTTAAGTGGCCCGACTGCAATTCAACCTACCGGTGTTCCAGCTGGTGTTATAGGAACAGCAGTTCGAGGTCCTGCTTTCGTGCCTATTACGGTCGCGACGTTTCAGGATTTCATTTCAAAATTCGGAAACTCAGACGGAGAAAAGTTTGGTCCTCTTGCTATGCGTGAGTGGTTGAATAACGCAAATGCAGGAACATATGTTAGACTTCTTGGTGTTGGAGACGCAAAGAAAAGAACTTCGTCAGGAGATAATTCTGGTAAAGTTACGAATGCTGGGTTCGTCGTAGGGTCTGAGCAAGTCCAGGGTAATGGAAACGTCGGAGCAAATCCTTACGCAACCTCCGGAGGTTCCTTGGGTAGAACTTACTTTTTAGGTGCTTTCCACTCTGAGTCAAACGGAAGTAACTTTCTTCAAGATGCAGGAATTCAGACTGACGACGCTCATCCTCTTATAAGAGGAATTATAATGACGCCCAGCGGCGTTCTTGCGACCCTCGGGTCAATTGTAGCGGGCACCAAAAACATTCCAAATGCAACAACTCCAGGTGGATCAACGTTTGGTGACGTTGAAACAGCATCTTCTAAACAAGAATTTTCTTTAATGTTGAACGGTCATGTAGAATCAGACACATCTACAAACGTGATAACAGCATCGTTTGATCCACAGGCACCGAATTATTTCGCAAAGGTTTTTAATACAGATGCTACACGTATCGAAGAGATGGGGCATTACCTTTATAGCTCATACGATATTTATCAGACACAATGTGTCATAACGGCATCAGGTGTAACAGGACATGACGACACACTCGTCGCCGGATACACTGGGTCAGTTGAAGCAGCATTTCTCTTATCAGGATCAGCTAATAGAAACAGTGGATCATCTACTACATCAACACAAGTAGGAGTTCCTAGCTTTGAAAACTTTGAGGATCGATTTAGAACTGCATACTCACCTTTTGTGATATCACAAAAATTTGGTGGTGTTAACAAGAACATCTTTAAGATACACGCCTTAGACGACGGCAGAGCCGGATCAGATGCTTTTAAGATTACAATTGAAAACATCCAAGCATCTACTAACGAAAATAATCCTTACGGCACCTTCGACCTCGCAGTTAGGTATTTCGCTGATAGCGATTCAGAGCCAGTTGTTCTAGAAAGATTTGCCGGACTTGATCTCAATCCATCAAGTGATAATTTCGTTGCAAGAAGAATCGGTGATACACATACATACTACGATTTTGACAAATCCGCCGGAAGTCAAAAGTTGGTCATTGATGGATCTTATCCAAATGTATCAAATTACATAAGGATTGAGCTTTCAAGTGATCTGAGGGACAATGCTCTTAACGATACAGCACTTCCTGTAGGTTTTAGAGGGCTTAATCACCTAGTCACTTCAGGCTCAGCGTCTGGAGGATCCAACTCAATTCTTTCAGGAACTGATTGGAATACCCGAGGGGGTTCTTACACTGCCGGACCTCAGACGGTTGACGTTCGAAGAATCGTTCAGCCTCCTGTCCCATTTAGAGAGACAGTTGCGAAGGGATCTTCACCCAAGAAAGTTGCGGATGCTAAACTTACATGGGGTGTACAGTTCGAACAGAAAGATTCATTAACAGAGCCCAACAAACATCAGAAACTTAACGAATCAATCAGAAGTTTTGTTCGTTACATGCCTGACTTCCACACAGATTGGCAGTCACCAGTTGTTGGAGGAAACGAAGGAACACCCGACGTCGGAGGGTCAATCCTTGACGCTGATAGATTCAATAATAACATTTTTACTCTTGAAAGAGTCCAGGTCATAACAGGATCTGGCGATCGCCCAGACGACAAACAGTGGGCTGTCGCAGCATACAGGCGAAACGGTGTTCTTGGATCTATGACAGATATTGATGGAACTGCATCAACAAAAACAAGATTTTTGAATCCCTCTACAGACTTTGCACATCTTCCGACTAGAAGGTACCTTAAGTTTACGTTCCCCCTTCAGGGAGGCTTCGATGGCGTCAATATCTTTGACGAAGACAAGGCAAAGTTCAATGATGCAGCTTTGAGAAGAGAAATGGATGACGCGGCAAATCAGGGCGGTGTATCCGGTCCTACAGTTGCTGGATACAGAAAAGCAATCCGAGTCATGGAAGAGAAGTCCGATGTGGACATCCAGCTTTTGGCAATCCCCGGTGTTAGACATGAATCTGTTACAGATTTTGCGATTGAATCAGTAGAAAGAAGATTCGATGCGTTGTATATCATGGACATTGAGGAAAGAGATACGCTGAACAATGCAGTAACTGGATCTGATTCGATCATTAATGTTAGGAACACAGTTGATCGTCATGCATCTAGAAACTTCGATACTTCTTTTGCAGCTGCTTACTTCCCAGATGTTGTGATTCAAGACAGGGCGACATTAACGAATGTACAATGTCCCCCATCTGTTGCAGTTCTTGGAGCGTTTGCTTTCAACGACTCAGTAGCACATCCCTGGTACGCACCGGCTGGTTTTAATCGTGGTTCACTTTCAACAGTGATTGAAGAACAGGTTAAACTCAACAGATCTAACTTGGACAATTTATACGATTCTGACATCAACCCAATTACTTCTTTCCCGTCAACTCCGGGCGTAGTTATCTGGGGACAAAAGACAATGTTGGCAGGACAAAGCGCGCTGGATAGAGTTAACGTGAGAAGACTCTTGATTGACGTTAGACGTCAAGTTAAAAATATTGCTAATAGTCTTCTCTTCGAGCCGAACAGAGAATCAACATTAGCTAAGTTCAGCAATGCTGTGACTCCGATATTGGGAAGAATACAGCAACAACAAGGTTTGGATAGATTTAGAGTACAGATCGATACAACAACTACAACACAGGCAGACGTTGAAAACAATACAATTAGAGGAAAGATTTACTTGCAACCAACCAGATCTGTTGAGTTCATCTCTCTCGACTTTGTTGTAACGAATGCAGGTGCTGAAATCTAAAAACACATTAAGTGAATATTTATTAAAAGAAACGCTCTCAAGGAGACAATAAAAAATGGCAGAGACACTATCAGTTACCGACATGCTCCCAAATAAGTTTGAACCCAAACGAAAGTTCAGATGGGTTTTTGCTATAGAGGGAATCGATTCATTCTTGATGAAGACAGCAGCGCGTCCTTCTATTACAACAGAGGAGACAGAAGTTCCTTTCATCAATCACACACGATACGTCGCAGGAAAGACAAAGTTTGAAACTCTGTCAGTTACATTGCATGACCCGATCGCTCCATCAGGAGCACAACAGGTTATGGAATGGGTAAGAACTCATTTCGAATCAGTTTCAGGTCGAGCAGGCTATGCAGATTTCTACAAGAGAGATTGTCAACTCAAGCTTCTCGATCCAGTAGGTACCGTTGTTGAGCTCTGGGATATCAAGGGAGCTTTCTTAACAGCTGCTTCATTCGGTGACTTGGATTACGGCGCATCCGATCCAACTGAAATCTCTCTCACAATTCGTTTCGATAACTGCGTACTTCAGTACTAATCTTTTTAATTTATTTGATAAATTGAGAGTTGGAAGATCCCGCCTACAAAGGCGGGATTTTTTTTTGTTTAAAAACATGTCAATCTTATCGTAAAGACGCTCACAATTTAATTCTGTGACATTACTGAAAATGTTTTGTACAATTCATCATAAGAGAAAAAAATATGTCTTAGAAAGCAAAATAAACAGCTTGCCCAGCTGTTGTGATTTTAAGAATGTGTATATATTATTCTATGACGAGAATAAAATTTTTACGTATTGAATTTTAGAAATAAATTTAACATCATAATGAACGTGAGGTAAAACGTGTCGAACGAACAAAGACAAGGAAACGAAGTATTCGGTGCAAACCAAGCACAACAGGCTGGTTTTCAAATTCGGAATGTAATGAAGGATGATTTTGGATATGAAGTTCCAGTTGAAGCTGTTCCTCTTCCATCCAATGGAGTGATCTATGACCAAGAGACTGGTCTACACGGTAAAGAGACTTTAGAGATAAAGTCGATGACTGCTAAAGAAGAAGATATTTTAACATCTAGAGCATTGATCAAAAAAGGAACAGTTATAACTGAACTGATTAAGTCTTGTCTGATTGACAAAACTGTCGACGTAGATGCAATGATAAGCGGCGACAGAAATGCAGTAATGACGGCTTTAAGAATTACCGGCTATGGTTCTGACTACACTGTTCAAGTTGATTGTCCGGATTGCGGAGCTGGAAACAAGCAAACATTTATGTTGACTGACCTTCCTATTAAGAGACTAGAAATAAGTCCTATTACAGAGGGAGCCAACCTTTTTGAATTTACACTCCCAGTTACAAAAAAGAAAGTTCATTTCAAGTTCCTTACAGGAAGAGACGAACAGGAAATGAGCACTATTTCAGAAAGACAAAAGAAGCAAGGACTCAAGACAGATAATCTTG